TCAGGCGTCTCCATGGGAGCGAAGTCGATGTCCAGGTCGTCCGGTATCTGTCCCCACGCAGAGAGCGCGAGGATGGGCAGGAGGCGCTCCAGGATGCCCCGGAAGGCCGTGTCGCGGATGCTGTCAATATAGTCGTAGTAGTTCTTAAGGTCGCTCTCTCCGGTGCTGTTGAGGCCCGCAGGAGAACGCCCGAAGAGCTTCGTGACCGGGATCCTCGCGGCGCCAGCGACGTCCATCATCATCCGGTCGTACACGTCCGCGATGCCCGCGAAGGTGTACTGCCTCTGGGTGATGCTGTCGCCCTTCCGGACCAGCCGCAGGCCGAAGTTAGACTCCATGATGGACTGGGCCTGCATGACCGCCCAGAAGCGCCGCTGCATCTCTGCGTTAGCAGTCCCGAGCAGCTGGTCCAGGGCGTCAGTCTCCATGGTGCTGACGTTCGCCCGGAACGTCAGGGCGGCGATGTTCGCCGCGACGTTATCGTGGCGGACGATGTCCTGGTAGATAGCCTCGACCTCAGACTCGCCCCAGTACTGCTCCGTGATCTGTTCCAGCCAGGGAAGCTCCCGGCCCAGAAAGCGGATCACCCGGCTGTGGTGCACGTTTGCGACCATCTGCCCCCGCTCCTCGTCCCGGATCGTGTAGTACTCCGGGAGGCCGAAGTCGTCGTCCTCCGGATCCGTCACCAGTTCAGAAGACGGATAGATCCCGGTCCAGCGGTCCAGGATCTGGAGCCCCAGGAAGCTGTCCGGCAGGATCGTATCGAGGTCGAGCGGTTTGCTCAGGTCGTCGTGTCCTTTTATCATGATGATCCCGGCGGCGCCTCCGTAAAGGCGGCCCCAGTACATCCCCCTCTTGATGGACTCGCGCAGGTGGGTCTTCCGCTCCAGACGGACCAGGCGGTCCACCAGGTCGGGAGACGCTGCGGTCTTCAGCTCGTACCATTTCCGGAGTGCATCGTCCGGCACCAGCTGGACGATGTTCTGAACGATCCAGTTCTCGCGGTACAACGTGGTCAGCAGCTGATAGTTCTGCGTCATGCGCGTGGCCACGTATTCCGTGCCCTGCGTCAGGTCCATCGTACCAAAGCCGAGCCGCGCGGCCGGGTTGCTGAAGGCATCCGCCGCCGGCATCCTGTTTTCATCGGCGACAGGTCCCCGCCGTCTTCTTCGTCTGCTCATGCAGCCCCTTTCCGCCAGTCTGGCAGGCAAGTGTTAACAAAGTATCTGAGGGCGTCCGGTCCGTGGTCCTGCATCTTGACCGGCTTCTCCTCGCCGCGCTGGGCAGCCTTCTCATCCCACACGTAGGACCGGAGCTCCTGGATCAGTCCGGTGCAGTCTTTGTGGATGTGCAGCAGGCCCCGGTAGAAAAGGCTCGCCGTGTCCCGGATGCCGTCCAGGACGTCGTTCACGCCTTCCTTCACGTAGACACCGCGCTGCTGGAGCTCCACGATGAAGCTCTTCGCAGACGGGTCCACGATCACCGCGCATTGGTCCTCCGCCGCGGGGCCCATGAATTCCAGGAGGGCGTCCGCGTACTGGGCGTCCGTCATGTTCGGCGTCTCGCTCTTCTGAGCCTCCGGGCTCCGGCTGTCCCATCGCCACTCCCGCTCCACCCAGACATCCCGCCCGTCGTCCCGGATATCCAGGAAGACGCAGGGGTTCGTGGTGCCGTAGTCGCAGGCGATCCAGCGGGTGGATGAGTGCCGCAGCGCGATCGGCCGGGTCTCGTCCGTGTACTCGTTCGCGTCAGAGTACATCGAGTAGATCAGGCCCTCAGCCACGGCCCAGATGCCGCGGATGTAGCGGAGATAGAAGACACCCGCGTACATGGAGCGATAGCGCTCCCTGGTATCTTCGGACAAACTCGCGTTGTCCGCCATGGTGAAGTGCAGGTAGAGGATCCCGAGCTCCTGGGAGCGGTTGATCCAGTCCCGCTTGAACCAGTGCAGCGGCCCCCCGGGGTTGCAGTTAAACCACAGCTTCGACCCTTCCACGGAGCACCGGCCCGTTGCCTGGTTCACGAAGCTCTGCGGCATCAGCGCCACCTCGTCAAAGTAGGCGCCCGCGGCAGTCAGACCAGCGATCAGATCCTGACTCCGCTCATCCTTGCCGCCGAAGATATAAAAATAGTTCTCGACCTCACCGCGACGGATCAGAAGCAGGTTATCCGCCCGGAAGTCCTCGACCAGGTAGCCCCGGGACAGCAGCATCGATTTCAGCGGCGGCAAGATGTTCCGGCGGACCGCTCCGACCGTTTTCCCGGCGACGATGAAGTTCTGACCGGTGAAGGTCGCCATCGCCCACATGACGTAGGACAGGGACATGGCCAATGTCTTCCCGGACCGGATCGAGCCGTCCGCTATGATGCCACGGGCGTCCCGGTAGGGGCTGGATGCTGTCCACCAGGTGAGGATCCGGCGCTGCCTCCCGGAGAAAGGCTTAAACTTAAAGGGTGCCTGCCGCACGCTCTGCGTCTGCATCATATCCCTCCCAGTCCTTCGCTCCTGAGGCCTCCAGCGCCGCCAGGAAGCCGTCGTCCGGTGCCTCCCTGGAGTCTGCCTCGGTGATCACCTTATCCCGCCACTGCGCCGGCTTCCTGTTCTTCAGCCAGAAGATCTGCGCGGTGACCTGCGCAGGAAAATGGATCTGTTCCTCGACCGCGACAACCTTTTCGACCTCCCGAACCTTCTTCCCGGTCTCGGGATCGTACTCGATCGTCTTGATCCGCATCGGCTTCCGGATCGTCTCGGTATAGCCGCAGGCGCTCTTGTACAGAGCGTTCTCTACGACACGGTCCGCCGCGTCCTTGCCAACGCGGAGCGCCTCGGCGATCTCCGGGAACCTGTCGCGCCACTGCCGCAGCGTGTATTCGCTGATCCGGCAGTTTTTGGCGATGTCTTTCTGTGTGAGGCCGTCGCGTGCCCAGCCCTGGATCCGCAGCAGGCCCTCTTCGGTCAGCCACTGATCGTATTTAGCTGCCACGCTCTCGCCTCGCTTTCTTCGCATAGTAAAAGCCCCCTTCGGCGCTCGCCGCGCCGAAGAAGGCTTCACAGGAGGACTCAGACTGCCGGTTATTTCGACACTGAATCACAATATCGTTATACCACAGGTCCGATTGACATTTGTGACATCTTTGCCACACCCTCGCTCCGGAGGCGGTAGACATGCCGCTCGCTGTAGTGCAGGTGATCCGCAATCTCTTGCATGGACCTCCGCCCGAGGTAGTAGGCGTCGAGGACCGTAGCTTCTCTCGGGTCGTCCATCTGGTCGATCACGCGGGAAATGCGGAGGATCTCCGTGGCCATGGACCGGCGGAGGGTGTCGATCTGCTGATCCAGCTCATCGACCTCCGCCATGATCCGCGCCATGCTGTCCTCCGGTGACGTCTGGACGGGATCCTTGTCATAGGTGATCCCGGACGGCAGCAGGCAGCTCCGGAGCTCCTGCCGGCGGAGATCCTTGCGCCAGATCTCGTCAGAGATCCGCCGCGGTCCGAGAAGGAAAGCATACGTCTCCTGGAGCTCGCTCATACCAGGCCCCATTCTGCGAAGCGCTCAAAACCTCCGACTGATTCGATATACTCGCGCGCTGTTCTCACGATTTCATTATACGGAGTTCCTCCCACACATTTATCACCGATCGCGCAGTACAGCTCGACAGGTTTCCCGGTCATCTGGGCCTTCAGCCAAGCGTAAATGTTGACGCTGACATCGGCCTTAGAGAGGTCTTTCCCGTGAAGACCGCCGCCGGTCACGCTGTCGCCCATGTCGGAACCGAGCTTCCGGTTAGTCGCGCCCGTATCAACATCAAGGCCGCCTGTCCAGAGCCCAAGGGGGTTCACGAGGGCGTCCGGATACTCGGCCAGGAGCTGTTCCGTGCTCACGTTGCTCTGGCACAGAATCAGGCGGCCGTCAGCAAGGATGTATTTTCCGTCCGCGGGTACCCGCGCATATATGTCGTGCGCGATCTTCGACAGCCGAGATTGCTCCTGCGTAACTGGAACGCCTTTAAAAATGCCGTTGTCTCCACAACGAATATCGCAGTTTTGGTTCGCGGAAAGAATGACATCCTGCGGCACCTCTTTATAGCAGACGTGAATCCTCGAAAGTCCAGATATTCTGCGAACTGCGTCAATTATAGGCACGAAGCCCAGGTGCACGGAAGTTTCTGCTATGATATTACATTCTCCGTGCCCGATCAGCACCTCGACAGCGATCCGTGGATTTTCCTCGAACTGATAGGCCATATCCACAAGTGCTCCGGCAATGCGGTCCGCGACTTTGTCCGGGTGCATCGGATTAACTTTTTCAAACATGATCAGCCCTCCTTCACAAGTGTCGCCTGTTTTCCAGTCAATTTTTCCCAGCGGTCGATGATGACGTCGACATAGTGCGGATCGAGCTCCATCATGCGACACTTGCGCCCGAGCTGCTCGCACGCGATCAGCGTCGTGCCGGATCCGCCGAAAGCATCGAGGACCAGCATCCCCCCCGTTGTGCCGTCGAGGATGGCGTTTGCCACCAGCGCGACCGGTTTCATCGTGGGGTGCAGGTCGCACTTCCTGGGCTTGTCGTAGTCCCAGACCGTCGTCCGGTTTTCACCGGCGCGGAAGTTGTGGTGCTTCTTCGTCCAGGTGTAGAAGATCGGCTCGTGCTGGTAATCATAATCCAGCTGGCCCAGGGAGAAGGTTGCCGTATTCTTCCGCCACATCAGAACGTGCCGGACGGTGAGCCCTGCGTCCCTCATCATCATCAGCATCATCAGGCCGAGAGAGCCATCCTGCGGGCTGGTAACGAAATAGCACGCGTCATCCGCGCAGTTTTCGCGGACGTTCACGAAGGCGGACTTCAGCATCGTGTAAAGCTGGTCCTCAGTCATCGTGTCGCCCTTGATATTCTCCGTGCGCCGTCCAGCCTTCTGGACGGCATTGAGGGCCTTGTTTTTGTCCCCGATCGCGACGCCGTAAGGCGGATCGGTGAACACCATGTCTGCGAGCTCTCCGCTCATCAGGCGCGCCCACGCGTCCGGATCGGTGCTGTCTCCGCACATCAGCCGGTGGTCGCCGAGAAGCCAGATGTCCCCAGGGGCTGCGCGTTTCTCCACCTCGGCGCTGGGATCGAAATCATCCTCTTCTGCTACGTGCACGTCCGGATTCTTTTCTTCCTCCGGGTGGTTTTTCAGGTACGCGTCAGCGACGTTGTCCAAGTCGAAGCCGAAGTCCGTCATATCGTAGGACGGGCAGTCCTCCAGCTCCAGCGGCAGCACCTCGGCGTCCCACGTGGACAGCTCCGCCGTCCGGTTATGCGCGAGGGCGTAGGCCCGGCGCTGTTCATCTGTGAGGTCGTCCAGGCGGATGCAGGGAACCTCAGTGATCCCCAGCTGCTTCGCCGCCAGCACGCGGCCGTGGCCTTCTACGATCACGTTCTGAGGCCCCCAGACGCCCACAGGATCGCGGAAGCCGAAAGCCTTGATACTTTCCGCGATAGCCGCCACATCGGCAGCCTCGTGTTTTCTCGCGTTCTTCTCATATGGCTTGAGGTCCTTGACCTTGATCATCTCCGTCTTCATGACTGCACTCCTTCAGGAACGCGGACCGGGCGCCGAAGGTCATCGCCGAAGGTGACCCCGGTCTTCTGCAGTTCCGCCGCTCTGGCGGCCTTCTGCGCGGTCAGGCGCTGGATCTCACGGTGGAGATACCACTCAGCCTTCTGCAGGTCTTCGATGGTCTTCTCCGGATCCTTCTTCCCGGCCCGGCAGATATACTTGACCGTGTTACCGAGATGGAAGTCCAGCTTCTTGTCCTCGATGAAGTCGATGACCTCGATCTTCCCGTCGGTGTAGTGGCTCGGGTGGTTTACCATATCACTCATTGTCCTCATCCTCCTCATCCTCCTCATCCTGATTATCTGCAGTTCGGTTAAAGTTAAAGCACCCGCGCAGCAGGTTCGTGAAGCTGTCAGCCATCGTGTTGCTCTGTCTCAGTTCGTCAGCGTTGCATTCGACTTCTGTTATCCTGATCTTCATGCTCATGCCTCCTTTCCATGTGTCTGGTCATAACTGCGCTCCAGGTCCTTGATCTTCAGCTTCCGGAGCTCCTGTTCCTGCGCTCTTCTGAGCCTCCTCGTCGCGCTGCTCATTTCCCGCTCCTTTCTTTTAAGGCCGCAAGTAAAGCAACCTGGCTCGTGTCCTTTGCTTTCA